CTTCAGCTCCTCTTGTGGAGGTCTGCTATGAAACCAATCTGCTTTAGCACCGGCACTTATGTATTCTTTGTAGTCTTGTTTCTCTTGCTCTGTTTGATTGGCACTGTTTCTAAAGCCCTTGTAAAAAGCTTTGATACTTGGGAACGTATCTTTGACTACCTGTTTGACTATCTTGGTATCTTCAGCTTTACCCGCTGGCATAGATTGCTCACCAAGTATGTTATAAACCGCTGTCTGTATATCCCTAGCAAAGTTACCCACAACGAACTCAGGGTTGAAAGATGTGTTTACCATTGAGAAGAATCTGTTAACAGTACCCAACGTTTGTATTATTTTGCTGGTGTTATCGGCATCTAAATTCAACAAAGCCTTTTTAAGATCAGGATCTTTGATTTCTATAAAAGCTTGCTCTCCGTTTATCTTTACGCCAAACAGATCAGGGTTTGTCCGTCCAACTTCTTTTGCGCTCTTTGTGGTCAGCTTTGTTCTTCTTACATAGTTCTTGCGCTCCTCCTTTGATATACCTTCAGGTATGTTTGCTACCTTTTGACCAGTTGGTATGTAGGTGTAAGAGCTTTCAACTATGCGATCAAACTTAGGATTTTTAGCATCAACAACTTCCCAAACATCTGTGTTGGGATTTTCTTTTGCCAAGTCGTAAAGCCTCTGGCCTATGTTGACGTTTTTAGCTGCTCTAGCTATTTGTCTATTTCTATCTGCTATTAGTGTCGCTAGTGGAGATTCTGCCGCAGACTTTCTTCCTAAAGCCCTCTTGCCTTCTGCGCCCTTGGTGCCAAGGTTCCCACTTGTCCCAGCAGTTGCAGAATACAACTCAGCAAAGTCATCCTCGACTGCTTTACCTTTCAACGGGACATAATACTTAAACAGACCAGACAACATATCGTGATCTTCTTGCGAGTGCAGCCCAGACTCTAGCTGTAGATCCAGTGTGCCTTGTATGATCGCATCAGTTTTCTTAGCAATCTTTTCTAACTCTTTTGCTCTCTTGTTACCGCCAGTCCACTCGCCTTTACTATCATTCCAGTCGAGATCAAACTCTTCTTTCATTCTTGTTTTGACGTAATCATCAGTCAGGCGCACCTCTTGATCGCCAACCAATATTGAACCAGCACCACCGTCAGCAAAATTTTGTGGATCAACCTCAGATATTCTTTTGTTTCTTTCTATTGCGTGACGCAAAGTCAGGTAGTCATCAAACTCTTTTCTTGCCTCTTGTGTGCTTTTTTCAGTATTGATCGCAACCAGATCTTCAACTATCGGGTCAATCTCTTCTCTTTGAAATACCCTTGAACTTTCTCCAACCTTACCGGCTATGGATTCCTCACCAAGATAAGCTGACTTGAGTGCCGGTATAGGAGGCATACCAAGCTTTCTTCTACTAGCGTTTATTGCCTCTTCTATCTTTTTTAATCCGATCAGCTTGTCAGCAAACTGGAAGATAAACCTGTCACCTCTAGTAGTGGTAGGGGCTTCAAAAGATGCAAACTCATCTGGAGGCAAGTTTCTTTCTGCTCGATCAACAGTCTCTGCCTCAATCACCTCTTCAACAGTGGCATTACCAACCTCGCTTGGAGGTAAGGATTGTTTTACTTGATCAACGCTTCTTCTTGCTTGACCTGTTTTGACGCTGGCTTCCTGTTGACCCTTAGACTCTATTTGTTTTGCTCTTACCTCTACAGGGAATCCAAATGTTTCATCCAGCACAACAGGGGGCTGAGTAACTTCTGGCTCTGCTTCTAAGGTAGGCTCTGGGGCTGGTGCTTGCTCTGGTCTAGCTGGGGATGGTGCCAGTACCTTGCCTCGCTTGTTTATAACCCCCTGCTCTACAAGCTCCTCTCTCAAGCTCAAAACTTTCTTGTTTGTCAAAGAGTCTTGATCTAACAAGCCAGAAGCTTGACGAATGGTGTTTATACCGCTATCGCCACTATCGTTTATGGCACTCTTCGCAGCATTAAACTGTTGTCTTGTAAAGGGTTTTATCCGAAAGAAGTTCTTCGGTAACTTGGTAGGTTTATCAAACTTGGGGAAGGCTCTGAGCTTGTAATAAAAAAGCTCTCTTTCTGGAGTGGTCATCTTGCCTATATCGCTCTTGCCGACAAACGACTTAGCTATGGCCTTGACCTCTCTTGAGTTTACTTTGGCATCTATATTCTTGTTGTTTAAAAGATTCTGTATCTCTGTAGCAGCACCACCGCCCTCAAGATCAGCTATACCTCTAGGCACTGGGCCTGTGCCAATCGCCTGATTTTGCTTGTTAGCAAAGTTGGTTGCATCTCTTTGGGAGGTGAACTTAACTAACGAATCCGGGTTGATGCCCTCCCTTTCAGCTTGCGCTCTTTCTCTCTCGTTTCTTGGGCGAAGGCTAGTAGTCTTACCATCAGTAGATATTACCGCTGGCTCACCCTTTTCGTTTCTAGTTGACTGATAGCTTTCTGACTCTGTTCTGGCCTTGACCTGTATGCTAATTAAATCTTGCATCTGATCAGGGTTTAGAACTTTGGCAGCTTCTTCAAACGTGAAAGAGTCAGACTCAGGCAGACCATCTCTGTATCTGTCTAGGTTCAACTGCATGGAGGCGGGAAGATCAGATCTATTTATTGATTTGCGCCCTGTGCGCTCGATGATCTCTTCAAAGGTAGCTGTTTCTGGGAAGGAGACAATCTTTCCATCTTTGTCTTCAACAAGGAATGTGGTTCCAGCAGCCTCATTTAGCGAGGCAGCGGTTACTGTGTTAGCTTCAGGCTCTAATACTCGTTTATGTATTCTGTATAGCTTGCCAGCCTGTTCTGTGTCGTATGTTTCTGGAGAAATATCCATAGCGTCAGTGGCCTGTTGCATGACGTTTTTAGATATGACTTTTTTGTTTAGACCATCTAAGAGTTTGGCAGCCTCTTCTTTCTTAACTGGAACACCAAATCTTTCATTAGTGGAAGTTTCAAAGACTTCAAACAAAGTTTGCTCTTGACCAGTAGCGGGATCTACAGCAACAGACTCTCTCACATCAAACTTCGCGCTAGACGGGAAGTAAGCACCCATACTATCTTCTATAATTGATGCGTAATCTTGCCCTCTTCTTGGGGGTATACCATCAGGACTTGCTTCAGCTCTTCTTCTCTCTCTTATCTCCGCTTCTTTTGCAGCTAAAGTCTGTGCATTAAATGCAGCCGTTTCTGCTTCAAAACCAGTTTGACCAGCCTCTACAGCAGCTTGATTTAAAGCAACCACTGTTTGAGCTAGTTCTTGCTGTATCTCAGCTTCCTCCTTAGCCGTCTTTTCTAATGTCTTTTGATCCTGATCCTCTTGTGCAGAGAACTCGTCATTCTTTGCACCTTCAGATTCAACTGACGTTTTTCTTCTTCTTCCAGCAGCGGAGGTCAATACCAAATCAGCTAACGCACCAGTGGCACCACCAACAGTTAGATCGTCCATAAACGATCCACCAACAGGTAGGTTCTCGTTATACAATCCCTGTTCTATCAGGTCTTGCGCGATCCCGGCACTAGCTTCCTGCACAGCCTCAGTTGATCCCGAAGCCAATGCGCTCTTTATTCTGTTTAAAGCTTCTTTCTTTATATCGTCACTGGCTATACGGTCAAATCGTTTGAATAGATTTATAGGCAGTACTAGCTCAGACAAGCCAACAGCCGCACCGCTGACTATTGCCTGATCTTCAGTCATATTGTCTACATTTAAGCCAGCATCTCTAGCTGCTTGTATTCTTTGTGCCTGATCACCAGCACCAGCACCGACAGCGAGTGCTCCAGCACCACCGTATTCTATGGCCTTCATGGTTTTGCCAGCAGTGCCAGCAACACGAGCAATGACTCCGGGCGTTAGGAATGTGGCTAGTGATCCAATACCCTCGCCAAGCTTTGTAGTCCAAGCATCTTTGTACTTTTCATCAACACCCAGAAAGCTTTCGTTTAATGACTTGCGGCCTTCTCTAGCAAGGCGAACCAACTCATTCTCTTCGCCACTGTCTATGAGATCCTCAAGGCCAACAAAGTTTGTAGTGGCATCTGCTAACTCAGCAATACCTTCAGCGGAGGATAAAAAGCCAGAAGCAAAACCCCGTGGGACTGCTTTTAAAAACTCTCCTGTTTGCCCTATGACCCCTGTGTCATCTTCCTCTTCAACCTCTTGAACGAAAGGCTCTGGAGCCGGATCGGGCTGTCTGTATTGAGAAAATATTTCATCTAACTCTAATTCAGATGGAGGCACTGCTCCCTCTAGATCTAGAACTACACCAGATACAGGATCTTCAACTGTATAAACGGGCATTAGGGGCTTCTTTGGGTTACTTTATACTTAGACTGACCTGTAGAAGAGCCTGTAAAATACTTCCTGTATTCTGCCCTCAGAGCAGCTTTTAACTCATCTCTTTTATCCTGCTTTTCTTGAGGATCATATATATTATCTAATATCGCCCTGTTAGTGGCGTTATCTAACGTATCTTCTATAAATTCAGCAAATGCTTGAGCATTTTGTTGTTGAGTTCTAAGAGCTGTTTGTTCGCTTTCAGCTTTTAGTCTAGTTTCTAGTATTTCTTGATCATTCTTAATGCTAGCCGCCAAACGCTCCAAGGCTGCATCTCGATCTGCTCCCGCAAGCCTTTCTCTTAGACCTCTATCTTCTTGATCTGAAAGAATTTTGGCAGCAAACTCTTTAGAGGCTATATCTAACTGTTGGTCATAGCGTTCCTGCTCTTGAGCAGACTTAAATGCTTCTATCGAGAATCCTTCTCCTCTTTGTCTCGCAGCTTCAGCAAGTCTTCTAGCTTCTGCCTCTTCAGCTCTAGCTTGCGTTGACGCAGTTTGCTTGATGTCAGCAGCAGATCTTCCTGCTCTGGACAATCCACCAGCCAAGTCACCAGCAGCTATGCCAGCACCCAGCTCTATTAACGCACTACTCAACATATCTTTCTTAGATTCCTTTCTTAAATCTTCTGCTCGTTCTGCTGCCTCTCTAGTGTATTGTTCTGCGCTTTTATTTGCCCGATCAATCAAAGCCTGATAATTAAACTCTGCATCTGACTTCTTACCTCTAGCGGCAGCAACTTGAGCTATTGCTGTTTCTAACGGGCTAACAGTGGCATCTTCTGTAACAGCGTTTGAGGTTAATTTAGATGTGTCTTGAGGTTGTATTTCAGGGCTAGAAAAAGCTTCCACTTCCTCTAGCTTTGATTCAATTGATGGCTCTACCCCTTTTTGACTCATAGAGAAAGCAGCAATGTCCCTAATGTCCTGCGCTCCTTGAGCAAAAGGATCTGGTTGTGGCGGTGAGTAAGGCAAATCTACATCATCAAACTCAGGCTCAACCTCCTCTATGTTGGCACTAAAAAAGCCACCCTTCTGTTCTATATTGGGAGGAAGACCAAACTCTTCAGCGTATTGCCTATACACTCCCTGCTGTGTCTGCGTTAAAGGTTCTCCTGCATACAACCTACCTGTCATGTTTTGGAAGGATTTCTTTCTTCTTCCCTCAAGATCAAAGATGGTGTCCTTCAAAGGGTCTTCGCCAAAAAGCTTGATTGGCTGTCTGCTTATACCCATACCGCCACCATACATACCCACAACACCACCAGAAGCCATCTGTTGTGGCATCTGTTGAGGTTGCATAGGAGCTTGCATTTGAGGAGGAGGTGCCAGTGAAGCCAAACCTTCATCAACTATTCTATCTGATACCGATCCTTGTGGTTGTTGCTTTTGAGCTTCAAAACGCTTTCGCATATCCGTTCTGCGCTGTATCTCACTAACAACAAGAAACTGTGGAACCTGACTGCTTGGCTGTCTCGCCAACATTTGCAGAGTCTGATCGGGCATACCTTTGATGTCATCTTCCATCTGTATAATGTTTTGCATACTTATGTTCCCAGTGCTTTATATAGACCCACACCACCAATACCGGCACCAAGCAATGACTGAGCATCTGTAGGCCCAACACCAAATGAAGCCATAGTGCTTCCGGGTGTAACGGGCAACCCTTGTAAGATGTTGCTGAAGAATGCGATCTGCTCTCTTGGAAACGCTTGCTGACGCAAGAAGTCTTGATAACCAATATCCAAACCTCTTTGAGCCAACTGTCTTTGTATTTCCCCAGCAGCTTGTAGATTCTGTAATCTATCAAATGCCATCGCTTGCTCTTGACCGCCTAGAGAGCTTAATAACCTTGCAGCATCTAGAGCTTGACCTCTTGCTGCCTGATCAGCTTGTAGTCCAGCCAACCCAAGCTGCGCTCGATCTTGAGCTGCTTGAACATTGAACTCTCTAGCTCTCATCCTCGCTTCGTTATCTGCTTGCCTTGCTCTCTCCTCAATCTCTTGAGCAGACAGACCCAACTGTGCAGCTTCTCTTCTAGCAGCCTCACTAGCTTGGAACGCCGCTCTATCTTCTTGTTGTTGAGCCAATCTAAGTTGTTCGTTTTGCTGGAACTGCTGCTGTGCGAAGTCTTCTTGCGCTCTTTTTGCCGCATCTTCCTGCTGTTGTGCGGTAAGTCCAAGTTGAGCCGCTTGCTGTCTGGCACTCTCTCCAGCTTGAAATGCTGACTGTCTGAGTTGTTCTGCTTGCTGCAAGGCTCTTTGTTGTTCAGTGCCAGTTTGTAATCCGAGTTGCGCTTGCTGTAGCCTAGCCGCTCTGTCTGCTTCAAACGCCCTCTGCGCCTGATCAAACGCTGCCTGACCGCCTCTAGCTTGTATATCAGCAAGTTGTTGAGATAAGTTTCTTTCTCTTTCTGCTTGCAGAATACCTTCTCTGTATCCACCCAGACCACCAGCCATAGCAGCTTGTTGACCTATTTCAGCGGCTTGTACATCAGAGGCTCGTTTGGCCTCTCTCTTCTCAATATCTGTGACTAGCTGCTGATATGGATTCATGTAGCTTTGGATCGTTGCAGCGTCTGCTACAGTTCCTGCTTGGAATCCGGGGCCAAAGTCAGCCTGACCAGTGTATTGAGTTTGAATATCTCCTGCCGTGTAGCCCGGATCAAACTGACCAGCCTGATAACCAACACCTCGCTGACCAGCTTGGAACCCCTGACCTAGATCACCAGCAGCATAATCAGCAGTTATATCCCCAGCCTCATAACCAGAAAACTGAGCTTGAGGAGTAAAGCCTTGAGCGATGTTTAGCCCTAGATTTGATGGTTGAAAGCCTATTTGGGTAGCTATATCACTGGCAGATCGGATCTGTTGTGGAGCACCAGCCGCAGTCATCTCTGCTATGCCCGTCATAGCTGTTTGTTCAAAAGGATTGAACTCAGCTAATCTTTGTCCGGGGAACGCCTCATACGGCCTTGTGCTTTCGTAAACAGTACGACCAAGCATTTCTTCATAGAATGGCCTTGCATACTCAGGAAGATTAGTCTGAGTAACTGTACTCTCTTGGGGGCCGCTAGGTGCTTTGCTGCCTTTACCCATCTTTTAAACTCCTCTCGTAAACGACATACGATCTTTCGTACCCGTCTTGCTGTAACCACTTCCAGAAACCAAGCCTTGCAGTGGCCTCTATGCCATCACAATCATTATCAACTGCCCAGTCTGTAAGCCTTTGTAACATATCCCAAACCCAGTCGTTGAACCTCTGACCGCCAAGAAACTGTATGCACAGCATCTTCTTGCTTGGATACATCACAAGCTCAGTGGTTCCGACTCCATCTATTTGATTTTCTGAATCAAAAGCCAGCCACAATTGTTGGCTGTTGTTTGATATGGACTGCAACAGAGAGTCCATATTCCATCTGCCCTTTGATCTAACAACCGCTTTTACCAAGTGGTGCTCTATCTCAGGCCAAAGTGTTTGTGCGTAATTTGCAGGGACTAAAGTAATAGTGTGAGTGATCTCTCTGGGAGCGTCCTTTCTGCGAACCTTATGTTCTCTTGATACATCCCTAAACTTGACTCGATCTATCTCTAATACTTGCTTCATGCGGGAAGCATACCTCCCATCTTGGCTGATATTGCGTCAGGCTGTTTAGTAGTGCCTGTCTTTTCCATTCTAACTCTGTCTAGCATACCATCTAGCTGCTCTACACCAGCATCTGTACTGCCGTCACCTATAGAAGAAACAACATCTGCTGGCACCACATACTCGCCGGGAGATAGTGCCACTGGTTGCTGACCGGCTATCGTGCCTCCGATCATGTCATCCATTCCTCCCCCCTCTCCGACAATTTCACCCTCAGTCTGAGGTTCTGATTCTGATACGGCAGCTAGAGCTTCCTGCCTTAGCTGCTGGAAAGCTTCAACTCCATACTCATCAACGAATCTAGATATAACTATGTCTGACTCGTCCTGAGAAAGCCTTCCTAGCACAGCCATAATTGTTTGATCTATAAGGGCATTTGAACCAACTGACGGAGCCTCGCCTCCCTCCTGCATGGTTTCAAAGTCATAAACATCTGTGTAATCCCTATCTCTTTTTCTTCCTTTTCTTGGGATCTTTTGCTCTGTAACTTGCATAGCCATTTCTTGTATATCGCTCATTGGCATATCGCCGCTGACCATTCCATCTGTCAGGCCAGCCAAACCAGCAAACTCACCAATATCAAAAGGAATCCTAAAATCATCAGGCAAGTCAATAGGAGGCACTGTGCTGGGAACATCAGGAGTTTCTTCTGTTGTTCTTTGCCTGAAATACATAATCTCTGGATCTATGCCGGGACGATAACCCTCCAATTCTTCTGGAGTTATCACTTCTGGCCCTCTTAGCTGGGCTTGTCTAGACGCAGCAGATCCGGGGCCAAACCTGATATTACTCATGGTGTCTTCAAACGGAGCCGCAGCGGTTGTAGTTGTGGTAACAGTTCTTGATCTACCGCCCATTCTCATACCTACAGGCTCAGTGCCAATCATTGACGCCTCTTGCAAGGCTCTTTGATAATAATCTGGGTTAACCGAAACAATGCCACCTTCTGCATAACTAGGATCGTAAGCAGTGTATGGGTTGTTACCACCAGATAAATCTAATCCATAGTCCCTACCAGCCAATCCAACAGCAGTTCCTAATATCTCTTCTGCTCTTCTTCCTTGTTCCTCTTGATCTCTTTCGTACTGCCTAGCTATTCTTTCTTGCTGCCTCATAGCATCCATTTGCGCTCTTTGCCCTTCTCCTACGGCGATAGGAACGATAGAGCTGGCACCCATAAGCTGCTTTCCAACTGCTCCGGGGTTAGTCGCCATAGCCTTTAATCTTCCACCAAAACCTAAATCTCGTAAGCTTTGACCATAAGCCCCTTTTGCAGATTCAAGAGCAGCCTCTCTTGTCGCTAAATCTCCTAGCCCTATGGCCTCATTGATAGCAGCATCTACGTTGCCAGCAGTTACACCTGACCCTACTTTTTGAACGGCTGATTCTGCTGCTAGTTCTCCAGCAGTTTTTGTTGCTTCAGCAACTCCAGTCTTAGCTGCATCTACCGCAGCAGCGGCACCCTTAACTCCTTTTGCTGCATCTAACCCTGCGCCAAGTGCTTTACCTATGCCGAATCCTGTAAGACCGCTAACAAGCCCTTCTTTTAAATCACCAGTCAATGCAGTGGTTGCAAGCCCAGAACCTATGGCTCCAGCAGCAGCAGAACTCAATCCAGCGGCACCCAACACTCCTGCACCGGCACCAGTCAATGCAGCAGATCCCAGCATACTACCGATTATTGGTGCCAAAAACGGTAGAAACGCTTCTGGTTGTCCCGTCATTGGATTAGTGGTCAGACCACCCGGCACTAAAGATGCTATGCCTTGAACCTCCGCTGGGTTCATGTGGACAAGCATACTGTCTCCGTACCTTCCGTACTGAGCCATCTGATCTGCAACACCTTGCAATGGTGCTGACTGCATTTGACCGTTTACATAATTCATTAACTTGTCTCCACCCCGAATAGGTTAAAACTAACATTTGCCGCGCTTGCGTATACCTTGACCACATCCGTTTGAGCCAAACAGATACCGATTACTACCGTCCTACTTGTGGTTGCAGCTAGGTCTTCATCAAAGAAAATAAACTGTTTGTCATCAGCTCCAGCACCAGCAACGTGAATACTGACCCGAAACGTAATACCAGAGCCGCCTCTGTTGCAGATCACAAGTGAACTGACAGTTGTTTGTGTCAGATTAGGAACCGTGTAAAGAGTAGTAGTCGTTGTAGCCGAAACATCAGCCTGACCCAAAACCTTTATAACGTCTGTCATGAGGCACCCATGAGAAGAAACTGAAACCTTCTCATTGCTAAAGATCCCTCTTTATCACCTTGAGTTTTAGCTAGTACTACATCGTTTTCTATCTGATCTAGAGTCAACTCTATAGTTCTTCTGTTTATTGCTTCTGCTCTTGCATCGTATTCAGGAGTAGGAACAGGTAATGGTGTTGATCTTGTCTGTGTGCTCATCTTCTTCCATCCGCTTTAACATCAAATCTTAGATCACCAAGCCTCCATCCGTAACCCAACCCTGTGCTCTCCACCCTAACTATTTGATGCCTAGCCCTAGCCCTAACATGATTCTGGGTAGAGGATGGAGTAATTGTTGATGTTGATAAGGTTGTTGCCGACTGCAACGGAAAGTCTTTTCCTTTTAGCGTCATACTGATCGAGGCATCGCTTGTGGCACCAGTAAACGCAAAGTCAGGCAAGATGCGCTTGATCATCATGAACCTTTCGCCTTCCTGAACCTCAAGATCCCCACTCTCGACAAAAGCATTCATCGCTGATCCATCATCATCAAAACCATTTTCATGGTAGTAGAGATAATTATTGTTACTTGTGGTAACAACAGAAGTAGCCATAGGGAAGTTTTGTGTTCCAACGCCTTGCCAAGCGGCTCTCTCTAGGGTTCCTACAGACCAAAGATTTTCTGCATAATTATAGCTAACGTAGTTTGTTATCTCTGTAGCCCCGCTTCCCACTGGATAGAACCACATAACTTCAGAGAATGCGTTGTTTTCTGCTGCAAAAACCTTAAACGCTTGACCCACGTTTAAATTAGAAAAAACAAATTCTTTTACTGAACAAGGCAAAGGTTGAACAGATCCGTTATAAACATAGAATCCACCCTTATCCATGAAGTAAACAGATCCTCTCGCATTTACCGCAGCATTAGGACTGATCATTGATATGTCAGTGCTGACTGTTTGAATCTGAAATGTAAACGGCGCACCTACAAACCGCATTGAGTGCAAGCTTACATCTGTAAACACCAGTATTTCTTGTCTTCCTTGAACAGCACCAATAATCTGTGATCCAGAGTTTATTCTTATGCCGCCAGCAGTATTTGTTGCTGTAGGAGTCCAGTCAGTTGCGTTCTCTTGATCAGAGAATCTAATAAACAAAGGATCTATTTGACTAGATCCAATCGGATTAACACCAAAAGCTATAACGTGCTGATCTATATCGCTCGTCATAATCTGCAAAGCTATCGTGGGCTGATCTGATCCGCTAAGACTTGTGATGTTTACAGCTCTGCTGCTAGTGCCGCCAGACTCATCCCAAAAAAATATGCCTCCACCTCTAGCATTAAAGAGCAAATCTTCTCCGAAGTTATCTTGGCTAAACAAACGTAGTTGTCCGGCAGCGGATATGCTACTCGCGCTACCCCAAGCAGACATTCCGTATGATCCAGCACCCCATCCAGTGCCTTCCAAAAAGTCATTCAATCCTGTGTTGATCTGATACGCACCAACAGTAGAACTACCACCATTACCTGTATCACTACTATTTGCTGTGACCGTAGTTCCGCTCGTGTCTTTAGCAGTAAACTCATAAGTGTTTACAGTAGGCACAGAAGTTATCTGATACTCTTGATTTAACACATCGGCAGTGATGTTCCCGCCTAACGAAGCGGCACTAGAGAATGTAACAAAGTCGTTTACTACAGCACCATGAGATGTGTCTGTAGCAGTGATCGTGCTTGATCCGTTAGTGGCAGCAAATGTCACATCACCAGCGGATGTTGTGGATCTGATCGGGGTAATATCGTTGAAGCTGTTACCCTCTACCACATAAAACTTTAGGTTAGTGCCAAGACCAATATATCTAATTGACTCTAACGATGCCCAGTCATGTATTGATCGGCAAACACCCAAAAAAGAAGTTTCTGAGTATTTAACCCAACCACCTATTTTTTCCGGCCTTCCTTGCCTGAACCTTATCTTGTCAGCATCAAACCAACCCGCATCAGCAGAGTATTCTGTTCCCTCTTTGTTTACACCGGGAGCAAACTTTATCTTGCTAAGTGGCATTTTTAAGCCCTACCTCTCGCGCCTCTTCTGCCTCTCCTCTTCTTGGGCTGTTGTTTTTTTCTCGTCTTTGGTTTTGTCTCAACCTGTTGCGTATTCGGCTTTGGAGGAGTAACTGCTTTAGGCGTTGCAGCTCTTCTTTTATCTGCTGCTGTAGAAACATCTGGTATTTCTTTAGTTCTTGTTGGAATAGCTTGAGTTATAGGCTTTCTACCCTTTCTTGGTGTAGGGAGCGCAACCTCTGGTTCAGGCTGTATTACTGCAACCCTTCTTCTGATCGCATCAAGATCTATTTCTGGCGGGACAAATGGAACTGGCCTAGGCTTCGGAGCAGCAATAGGCTTTTGCACATTTACCGGGATTGGAGGAGGAGGGGGAATGTTAGGAATCTCTTCCCTTCCAACAAAAGGCAGATTTAGACCCAAAACCCCTGACATATCTTCAGGCCCACCAGTGCTAACAACTGGAGGCAGTGGAGGTCTTACAACTGGTGGAGGAGGTGGAGGGATCATTGGGTCAGAAGGTCTACCCACACCGATCAAAGAACCTATGCCAGATTCAATAGGAACTTGCGGTCTAATATCATCAACAAAACCACCCGCCATAGGTGGCTCTACAGGTGCTATCGCTACACCACCAGCAGGAAGAACACCTCCCGGCCCACCTTTATCACCACCCATGCCAGTTGATGGCCTTATAGATGCGGCAATCTCCTCTTGCGTAGGCATCACTACTTCACCAGAAGCAATCTTTGCAGCAGCCTCCTCAGCGGCTTTTTTAGCAGCTTCTTCTTGAGCTGTCTTTTCAGCAGCGGCAGCGGCATCAGCATCTGCTTTTGCCTTAGCTTCCGCTTCAGCAGCAGCGGCCTGTTCTTGGGCGATCCTCTCCGCTTCAGCAGCAGCGGCTGCTTGTTCAGCAGCTATCCTAGCAGCCTCTTGTTCTTGAGCTATTCTTGCAGCTTCGGCGGCAGCAGCCTGTTCAGCGGCTATACGATCTGCTTCTGCTTTTGCGGCTGCTTCAGCAGCAGCTTTTTGAGCCGCCGCTTGAGCTTCTGCCTGTCTTAATAGTTCTGCTTGATTGGCTCTGTAGTCAGATGCTGCCTGAGTTACATCTCCAGCAGTGAAGGTTTGAAACGCTCCACCAGTAAAAGGATTAGTACCGGCAAGCGCATTTGTAGAAACAGGGGCTTGAGGAGAAAGGAACGCCCCTGCTTGGGGTGCCATCATAGGATTTTGCCCACCTAACAGCGAACCTATCCCAGAAGGAACCCCGTAATTAGGATTTCTTGATAAAGCTGGCATTCCCTGCATTTGACCGTAGCCAAAAGG